CCAGTCAGATTGTCTAGCTTCTAAAAGTTTTCCTTGATAAGACTCCTCGCCTTTTGCCATACGTTCTGCATGAAGTAATTGTGCATCTGACATAGCCACTTTTGTACGTTGTCTATTGGAATAAATCTTGGCTCCAGCTTTTAAAGCCATTCCAGCTAAATTAAACCACATATTATTTCCTCTTTATTTTATCTAGTATTTTTTCTATATAACAAGTTCCGTCCATTAATTCTTCTTGTAAATCCAATAACCATTTCTGTAAAGATTTGTTTTTTTTATTCAT